GTTTCGTCTGGTGTCATCCCCATTTTTATTTGTACCTCTTCTTCATCTTCATTTTTATCTAAAGTTTTATATAAATATTCAAACAACCTTTCAGTAGACTTGTTTAGTATTTGAGATTTTTTCAATAAGGTAATGATATAAGGGCTATAAGACATCTTGTATATGAAATCTAGACAACTAGGTAAGCTCATATCTACAGGCTGGTACTCAGAAAATTTAGACTCATTCAACAATAATGATAAATCCAATTTCTGATAGGGTATGCTGTCTAAAACGTTAGTAGTAACTGTGTTTCCATCATATTTAAGCCTAACTATATTTAGCATAATATTCACAATGTTGCTCTCATAATCATATTTACCGCTACCTACACTTGTCTTCTCATTCATGATCTCTTTCAGCATTTTAATGGTAAATCTGAGATATTGTTCTCTATCTATCTTGAGTTGTTTTATTAAATAATGGCTTATAGAATTATTTACTAAATTTTTCGGCAAATCTTTGCATGATATCAATGATAAAACATACAGCTTTAAATAATCACAGTTCGCTAATATCCTAGACACTAATTCTTGGTCTGTGGATTCTAAGGTGCCTGCAAAGCTTTCTTGATTAGACTTAACCCTTTCATAAGTTGATAAAGTATGCTCCCTTAGATATTTTGTGTAATCCTTAACTCCTGACGGTACAAACACTCCATTTTTAATGCAGTAGTGTGTTCTCAATTCGACATGTTCAAGCTTAAATTCTCTGTTTATTTTGTGTATTTTCGCTCTCATGTTCATAATTTGGTGTCTGAGCTTGTCTTTGGTTGCTTCATCATTAGTCATGTTTAAACCATTTTGAGCATGGGAAATCTGTATGAGTAATTTTTCACATTCAACATGTTCCCTAAAGTGGTTGTTTAATACTGTGTTAATTAGCCCTCTACTGAATTCTAAACTAACAAAGTTTTCATCTAAACAGCATGTTTGCCAATTGTCTGGATCTGCCTCAAGATCTCTATCAAATAAGTCTAAATATTCAGGAAGCAAAGCGCAACCTAAATAACTATTTAGTGGTATGGGAACTTGCATGCTGGCCGATAATACCTTATATTCGAAATAAGTCAAATTTGTTATGTTTGGTGATGTGGAAAAAGCAGATTTTTGTACCTGCACCATATTTAATATACTTAAACCTCCAAGATGTATTAAGCCTTCTCCTACACATAAATTTGAAGTTGTTGGGGTGGTGATTTGTCTATCTTTATGTATGTTCATGTGAAACAAGTGGACTGACATTGATCTGTCAAAAAACCAACTATTGTCCCTAAAAACTAACACTTCATCTTCTGATCTCTTTTTTGAAGTTGTCCTGATAATGCTTTCTACGTTTAAACCAGTTGACTCTCCAACAAGTTTAAAAACATTAATTAAGTCTTTATAAAATTCGGGGCTCATTCCAAAATCATTTTCACAAGAGAAATATGCTTTTTTGACATGGAAGTCTAAACAAGATAAAGTAATTTTGACGCCTTTATACCATATCATCAGATTTCCATGACCCATCCTGGAACCTCTGTGAACACCTTGAGATTCAACCCAGGCAAAGAAATCATAGCCCAGGATAGATTCTTGCGTAATGACTTCAGGTCTGAATAAATAGTCCTCGATCAATCTGTTAATGCCTTTGTATCTTTTGATATTGACTTGCAGTTTTGCACATAGTTCTTCAGTCTTCTGCAACAGTTTTTCACCTCTAATTCCTTCAGTCTTATAAATTCCTAATGCTATCTTTAGGTCATCAGGGTGTCCGTCTTGGTCTTGTGTAACTACTGTTATTGTAGGTATGTCTGTAGGCCTCATGTTTGTGTGACTAGCTAAATAAAACAAGGTAACCAAATCAGATGAGTTTCTAAAGTCCCTTTGTTTATAATTGAAATTCTGTACTGTTCTCAAGTTTGTAGAGGTTGTGCTCTTTATCTTACTAAGGAGCAAATACAGCTGATTTTTCGTTAAAATTCTCCAGCTCGGCATAATCGAATCTAATTTAGCCTTCACTCCATCATAGTCTTCTTTATATATAAACCTTTCATTGGCTAACAACATTATATTTTTAGGTTCTTGTTCATTATTTATGCATATTTCATTTTCAACCATAGCACAAAATGTAGCTTCATCTATATCGAATGCTGTGGTTCCTGTAGATACATTCATTATAATGTTCAAAGGTCTATATAATACTTCACTTGCTCTTATTTGTTGGAAATTGCCTCTATTTAGTAAATTTTTAGATCCTACACCATTCAGAAATTCTATACCATCTAGCAACTTAGCAAAACTCTGCTTCAACATGTTTTTATGTGCACTAAAGAATTCTCTTTGCAACTCGTTAATAGTACCAACTTTGTATACTTCAATTTTGTTTGTGAGCATATCACACAATCCAGAGACATTTAAGTCACTACTTGCTAGTTTATATAAGGGTGAGTGCCCACTTTTTAAAACTCTAGACAATTTCATAAAAACATCGTCCCTCCCTGCTGATAAATTAAATTCATCATCTTCACAATTGTAAAGAAATTTGAAGGCTCTAACAAGTCCAGTCATTGATTTGGTGTTTACCGCGTGCCATTTGATTTTTGATAAATCTTCTGTTGTTAAACCTATTTTTTCTTTAACTTTATCCTTAATTTTATTCCCCAATACCCTGTATTTATTTGAGTAAGGCTGCTTTAATTTAGGGGCGAATGTTTGAGTAGAAGGGTCTAAGCCATTATCATCACATAAATCCATGAGCGCCGTTATTTGGGACCCGTAACCTATATCGCCTGTTAACAATCCTGCTTCATCACACAACATAATCCTTAGCTCATCAGCATACCTTGATGACAATATGTAGAATAATGGATGACAATCCGGTATGCCTCCTAACTGTGGTATCAGCTTAGGGTTAGGATTAAACCTATATTTAGAGTTGTGCAGATGTGAAATTAAATTAGTATATATTTTTATTAGACAATATATGGTATCAAAACAAGCACCATTAGAGAATAGATCCACTGTTATTTTGGATGCTATACAGTTCATTTCTCCGATTAACCCTTTGTCATCAGGTAAAAACTTGTCGGTGCCTAGAAATTTAAACAAATTAGTGGTAAGTTTATTGTTCATATATGTGTTAGCCAGGAATTCTAACAATATATGACCCACAGCACACTTCTTTTTTGATAACCTATGATTTGACTGTTCTGAGAAATCACTAGTTAACTCATAAAATAGGTAGAAACCCAAAAAATCTCCAAAACAAACCCTTGCACTATCATCAGAGTGGCATCCAGACAAAATGTGCAACAGGCAATTACCCTTAAATCTTTCACCATATTTAGCTTGCAGGTCCACCCAAAGACGAACTTTCTCTTTGACATTCTCACCTCCTAGTTCTAAAATCAACTCTATTACATCGTCAACCGCAGAACTAGCATATAGATCTGCTGAAAAGCCTTTCTTCCTTAAGAATAATTCATACTTATCCTGCAAACTAGTCTTCCAATCCTCAACCAATTTTATCTTTATCGATTCACCGTCAAATAATTCAGAAAGTTTTGGACATGTAGGTAAAACTAGCTTTTTATATTGCCATTGGTGGAAAGAACATCCACATTTATTTTTAACTTTATGGAGATTAGGACATTCTATCTTATATTTGGTAGAATAACCACCCATGATATTATTGATAAAGCCAACATTATATTTACCAAATTCCATGATGTTTCGCGTTATGAATCTATGAAAAGAACCACCTATTGTTATACCTGTTGTATCTATGAATATCCTTTCCTTCATTTTTACTGATGAATAACTGATCTCATATTTACTCTTAGGAATATTGGGGTACTGGTTTTTAAGTTGAGAAAATGTTTTCAACACTAACAGCAAGTCCTTAATATTTTTAATCTCAACAGAACCAATTGATCTTTTGACTTGTGTATTATAATATCCTTCTAAATCACCTTTATATATTGACTTTAAATCTCTAACGATGACATTTATGTCCTTACCTTCACTGTCTTCAATCTGCCTAATTTCTTCATCTGGATATAAATCTATGAATGAGTAGGCCTTCAGGTTTTCTAACAAATCCGAAGTCAAATTGTCATTTACTGCTCTATTATGATCACAAAGAAATATTCTTGAAGTATGTTCATCTAGATTGGGATTTTTGACCTTAAACTGTGGTTTCTTACTTAATTTTAAATCATAATATATCTTTTTGTCTTTGATGATTATTTGATAACTGCCTC